CCACTGGGTTCTCTGGTCCATCAATGATGGTAATGACATCTTTCATCTGATCCATGTAATCTTCATACATCAGGAAAAGGTCATGCTCATCATGACTCATCTTATCTGTCCAACCTAATAGCTTGGTTACAGGTATGATTATGCCATGGTCTAGAAATATCTTTCTAGAGATCCATTTAGCATATTTATATGTTCTGCTACGCTCCATTGAACGATATATGATGCGTAACTTCACTCCTGGGTCTTTTTGACTGATATACCAGTCAAATGGATTCAAAACGTATGCGTCATCTACAAAGCTAGTCTTACCTGATCCAGTGAGACCACCAATCAGAGTGTACATACCTTTTCTGATGCCAATGTATTTGTTCAATCTATCAAAGCCCATAGGTATACCATTGTTTCTACCATCTAAGCCAGCTTGAACTTCTCGTTTTAAATCTTCAAAACTCATAATGCTTCTTTTGTTATAAAATCAACATGCTCTTCGCAATCTTCACACCATCTATCCTGTCTCTCATCTAAACAATCAGCTGCAAACTCACCAGAGTTTACATACTGCCAAACTCTAATATGGATAGAATCTGCGGATCCACATTTTTCACACACCAAAATTTCATTTTTCATAGCTTTTCTATTTCTTGTTTAACTTCTTGCCAATAGTTTAAATACATTGGGTGCATTGTGTACATATCACTTCCACCTGCCCATAATGTATCATCAAATTGACTATCATCTTTTCTACTTAATATTATCTCATCTACTGCTATTAATGCACATTCTTTAGCTTGTTCTATTCTAAGTAATACGCTTTTTGGCTTAAATCCTGTTTCATACATTTTATTGTATAATTCTATTGCTTTTTCTTTTGGCGTCATCATATATCCATTCCTTTAAGTGGTTCAGCAGACTCTTTGATCGTCTTACCTTCTCTTATCAACTCAATGAATGGTTCAAATGACCTCTGGTTGAGATAGGTGAGACTGTTCTGCATAAATGTGAGTCTATTAGTCTTTGTCTTGATAGAATTCTCTTTCTTTTGTAGGATTTCATATTCTAACGCTGCTAATAGCTCATTAGCTGTGTAATCTCCTTCTGCAAGAATGTTGTTAAACTTCACCTTGCATTCTTCTTTCTTTGCACGCATGCTGCGTGTACCTGTAAATGATTGACTCTTATAAGTGAAGGTGTCTGTACCTGGATACACACCCCACCACTTATCAAAGTCTGAATCTGTTTTCTTCTTTTTAGGTAGTTTTGTTTCTTTCTCTTCATTAAGAAAAGCAAGTAGCTCTTTACCAAGAATAGTAACTTTATTAGCTTCTGACAATAGGCCTTTTCTGCGTACAGTTTGGTAAAGCATCTTTAACTTTGGTGCTTCACAAAGACTGTCTACATCAGACCCATCCTGAACTAACATAATAAAAAATAGCATGTCTAGGCTATAGCCAGACTTAAGTAGCTCCTCAAAATGGGAGAACGTCATTTTGATGTTCATGTCTTCTGTTTAGTATTTTGTCCTTATCAATAACTTGTATCATAGCAGGCTGTTTATCAACCTGTTGTTGCATTAGAGTCATCTCTTCTTGCAAATATACTAAATCTTTCAATGCTTCTCTTTCAAAGTCATCATTTATTTTCAATTGTTGGTCTCTCATCTTTAAATTCTCTATTGTTCCAAAAGAGTGGGCATGTTATTGTGACAACTCCCAATGAAAGGAATGAATCATCTAACATCATGTTCATCTTGTATGGAGGTTCTGTAAAATAAGATTGCCCTAATTCTTCTTTAGGGCAAGTGTATCTGTGGCAGTGTAGTCTTAATGGACAACTGCCACCATTGCATGCTGATATATCTGACATATTAATTTGTTTTATTCTGCTGCATAACCAAAGAATATCCACTCACCATTTCTTTCTGTTGGTGCTTTCTTGTATGTAATTTTAGCTACTAAGTTATCACCTTTTTCTAAGTACTTTTTCATTACTATTGATGTAGGCACTTGATTCTGTTCTGTGTATCTACGAGCGTCTTTTACAGCATCTCCTTTTGTATCCCATGAACCAATGTGATGATCGCCACGTTGAACAACATATTTAAGTACCCATTTCTTTGTACCAGGTGTTACAATGTGCTCCACTTGGGACTTAGTTTTGTTCTTATTACCAATAGGTGGTACAACACATATAGCTGAACAATCACGTTTGCCCATGCTATGGCTCTCAAATCTATCACGTATATAAGCATAAACATCATTAAACTTACTTTTCTTATATATTTCTGTTTCATCTTTGAATCCACTTGTAGTGCTGATTGTACCATTATAGCCTTCTTGATGACCATATTCATCTTCAGCTATTTCACAAAGTTTTTTATATGCTTCTTGCGCTGTTTTACCAGTTCCTCTTTCTCTAAATTGTGTTGCTCCCATAATTTTAATCTTTAATACGTAAACCAAATTGCAAATCAAACCAATTGAACGTGTCTTCAGCTCTTGCTTTTCTGCATTTGAACACTTTTTTGATTAGTGGTAATGCATAAGCTTTGAATGCTTCATGTTGTTCTGTTGTCATGGTCCATTTGCTGTACCACTCCTTTGTCATATGTGCCTCTTGCGTAGACTTACCAATCATACCCAATTGATAGTCTACTAAGTGGTCAGCTATGTTTTCTCTATTAATCTTTGCCATTATAATATTGAGCTTTTTCAATAAAGAATTTAATAGTGGCAAGTTCTGCATCTTCATAGCTAGCATTGTCTTGCAACAACTGTGTTGTATGATAGGTGCTAACAGGTGTGTGACATACAACTATGTTTGTACTACCTATTGTACATCTAAGATCGTACTTCTCTCTGAAGAATCTAAATGCCTGTCTATATGTAGGGGCTTGGATTAGATTGGTCATATTAATAGACATGTTTCTATATATATTCCATTTTAATTCTAAATCCTCATCTTTCTCTCCTAAATAATGTGCAGCACACTTTTCATTAAATCCTAACTCTTTAAGGTCTTTTGATTCTTGGTATGGTAAAAATTCTCTTTCCATTAGAATAGTGTCATTTGTTGTGGGTTAACAATAATTTTTCTTCTTCTACCTGCAAACTGTATCTTACCTATTATGTTCTCAGCACGCTCAATATAATATGCATGATTGATATTGTCAAGAGGATGGTCTGAGTTGAGATGATTACATACTGTCATCACCCATTCACCAGCTTCCACTTGACTCACATCAGGTGCACCACTATCTGAGTTTTCATTCTTCACCTTTAACAGTTTCTCACCTGTGTTGGATACATAATATCTAATCAGTTTGTTGTAGATGTTTTTGTTTTCTTTGCTATGGCCTTCAAAGTGAAAGTCCTTGGTAGCTTTTTGCCTGAGGCAAAAATCAAATATGTTTGTATGATTACGAATGGTATCAGCCACAGGGATATCATGAACATAATAACGCTCGAGAGCAAGAGGTACAATCCTAGCTGACTTATTCTTGTGAAGCTCAAAGTCAGTGAGGAAATCACCTTTCTTTTTAATTTCTCCATCTGTTTTAATTGCTATGTAGTCATTAACTGTTGAGAATATAATCTTCTGATAATCAGTGCGTTCTAGCTCATACTGTGTAATGTTCATCCACCAAGCATTAAGCTCATGCATCTTATCAATAAGATCTTTTGTCACCATGATGGTTACACCATCTGTATTTGCTGAGATGACATGAATGCCAGCTAGCTCATATGCTTCAATAAGCATTAACAGACTCAATTCACCTGTAATAGTGGTGAACATAGTTAGTTGTCTATCATATATCCAACTCTGCATGTCACTGGATTTACCATACACAGAGTTTACAGCAAGCTTCAATGCTCCTACAATACCTTTGATCTTCTTATCCTTCTTAGCTAATGGCTTTAGTTCAAGTCTTTTCTCAAACATAGTCGTATAACCTGTAAGGAACTCTTTACCTAAATGTCCAGGATACTTACCATTGTTAATGATAATAGCAGGATAATAACTAGACACATCCCAATCTACAATAAGCGTATCTTCATCAGCCTCAAACACTTTTGGTTTGTTTTCTGTATGAAGACCACCCTTGGCAAATGTATATGTGTTGTTATAAAACTCCAATGATTCTTTGAACTCGTCCTTCATTGTCAAACGTTCTCTGCTAATCCTCTTTAAGAACTCTTGCAGCTCTGGTGTCTGGAATGCCACATAATCTGCAATACAATCTCTCACCCTCACCTCTGCTCTAAATAGTCCTTTCTTTGGTAGATCAGAATACTGTATGCCTTTCTGCTCACAGTAATACTTCTTTACCATCTCATCACCAATCTTAGAATCAGAGTAGTTTAAACAATGAATGCCAAACTCTTCATATATATCCTGTCTAAGCTCCACTTGATTGTTACCTTTATACAATGGATGTTCTGTATCACCAGTGGTTATCTTGTAGAACTCATAAGTTGCTTGTACATCATTATGACAATAGTAGATAGTCTCAATGACTTCTTCTTTTGTCATATTCTCTTTCAAGTGATGTATAGGCATCTCTTCAATGTTCTCAAAGTCCATCTCAAACTCCAATCTCTTCAAGCTCACACGTCTATTCTTGTTATCATAGTGATTGATTCTGAACAAATCCAATTGCTTTAGGCTCAACCATTCTTCTTTGTATTCAGGGAATACATCATAGTTTGCATCATGAATAGTATCTGCAGCTTTCTGTGCTATGATGGCACATATCTCTAACCCACTCATCTCATGCCAATGTTCATAGTTCCTGAGCACATGCTCAACCACTTGACTATCAAAGCGTAGATTATTATACCCTACCCAATAATGCTCATCATGTTCTTCTGTGAATCTAATGAATGCATCTAATTGATTAGTCCATCTACTCACCTGAAATTCATATGTAACATCTGTGTCTGGCTTGTACACAACTACAAGGAATAACTCCTTGAGTGTTTCTATATCGTAGATGAGTACATTCATAATTAAAATGTTAGTTTTGGTTCAACAAGTGTAAATGGTACTTCTTGACCAAGTTCATATATTTTAACATCATTGTTCTCATTCATGTATGCATCAGGATCTACATTAAAATCATTAATTATATCCTGTTTTGTACCTACAACCCATAAATCATCATTGCACAATACAACGTATTGTTTTTCTTTAGCTACCACCACTGGAGCGAATGTTTTCTTTTTCATAGGTTATTTGTTTTGGTTAAATTCTATTGGCTCAGCTTTTTTCAAAAATTCATTTACTAACAAATCAAGTCCCATTCTTTTTAATGTTTCTTTTATTTGTTGTTCTGTGTATATGTTTTCATTATCAAGTATCTCAATTGGTGTAATGGAGTTATCATAACTTCCAAAACTCATTGATTGAGTTGCAATTTTATTTACTTGTTCTTCTGTATATAGTTTCATATATGTATTGTTTTAGCTACAGTTATCCAACAGTCTTCAAATGCTGCAGGCATGTCAAAAGCTACTATTCTTTTATATTCTTGTTCTTCAATGTACAACTCTAACCATATCATGTGGTCTGTGTCTGTTAGTTTACTAATAACACGTGTTGGCCACCATGCAAATCTGGTCCTAAATCTTATATCACCTGGCTTTGGTGTGTTGTCAATTATCTCCCATTTCATAGTAGTTACTTTTTAATGTATATATTTTCATTACATTACCATAGCGTATGGATAAATAATAAGAACCATCTTTGTATATGATGATAGATAACAAACCCACAGAGTTTGTATTGTCTACACAACGTGAAACGTATAAGTCATATGTAGAAGTTGTTGTATCTCCTACGTTTTCAGTGAGTTTGTATGTGCAATCTCCAACAGTAACGTTGGGATAGTCAAATACAACAAGAGTGTTGATCGCAACAGGTTTAGCATATCTCCACATGCTATACTTTGGATTTCCATTTCTTACCTTAGGACCATACACACCTCTTTTTACTTCAACAGCCATTGTTTGAGCACCTGCATTCATTACAAATGCTAGTGCTATGAGGATAAATAATTGTTTCATAATGTGCAATTTATTGCATGTGATTAAATATAATTGGAAATATATTTCTTTCTGTTTAATGTTTTGTACATGTTATGCATAAAAGATTAAACAATTGGAAACATATAGGTAATTTAATGCACTTTTACTTGTTAGATTTCTTTTTTCTTGTCTTTACAAATGGTTCTGTGCTCTTTGCACCATTCATTTGCTTTGGATTTGGTTTCTTCTTTGGTTCTAATTCAGCAGCAGCAATAGCAATAGCTGTAGCTAATATACTCTTTACACCAGCTCCTTTCTTGTTATTTCTAACAATGATTGTTGCAAATGCTGCAGCTAATGCACTATCTTGACCTGAACAGTCTACGTTTATTTCACCATCAATTACACTCATGAAGAAATATCCATTTATGAGGTTTTTATTATTCTTTGCCATCTGTTTTTTGTTTTATAAGTTAACGTTATATCTTTCTAATGATATATTCTTACAGAATCTAATCTCCTTGTTTGTCAGTGTCCATATCTCACCATCATCCATTGCACATGTAAATAAAAGGTTATGCTCTTGGCTATAATCTATAACCAAAAAGGCATAACCCTCCATTTTATCAGAGACTCTCACTATTGGTATCATTGGATTTAACTGTAGAATCATCATGTTTCGTATTTGTATACTCGTCAAAGTGTGGCGCATTTATCCATTCAGATAAAAGCCACACCCAGACAAGTGCTACAAAGATAATAAAATATATCATCTTTAGAAGTTTTTTACTCTGACTAGTTTATACTCATCAGAGCTAATGTACATATATTTGCGTCCTTTAATATGAAGACGCTTAGATGGTCCTTGCTTTGTTTTAGCTGCAAAGATGGCATCTATTAGTTTAGAGCAAGCTCTAATTGTTTTAACATAAGAAGACACTGCTTCTGGTGTTGGTTCGTACACTGTAATGGTACGTGTGCTATGTGGTTTAGCACTGAATACAAGACTGTAAGACATGGTTGTTAGTATTTATTGTGTTAGAAATAAAATGTCATACCTGCATCAGATATCTCTATCTTAGTAGGTCTGCAGATCGGAAGAGCAC